AAGAGAATATATTAATGGCGTTTCTTTATATTAATTCTTATATATTTGTTCGTCCAAAAAATAAAGACAATGAAGATATCATGTATAATCCTGAATCCAAACCAGAAGCTTTTTGGCGAAGTATAGAATCTATGTCAAAAGAACTTTCTATGTCAAAAGATACCATTAATCAATGTATTCAATATCTCACATCTTCTATTGGCGACAAAGAACCGCTTCTCGTTAAGAAAGAAGTCGGCAGCGTTCAACCTGATCCAAAGAAACCACCACAAAATGTACCAAATATATATGTACTTAACAAAGAAGGCTATGAGCAAGAAATTGAGTGGGCTATTACTAAAATGTTGGAAATATATCATGTTGACTCTTTTGGAGAAATTAAAAATGGTAATCAAGGATAACATTTTAGAACAAACTTCACATTTTAATTTTTAAATAAAACCCTTTTAAATAAGGGAATATATAAAAGTAACACATAAACCGTATCACACTATATAAAGGAGCGATGATATGAACAAAAAAATTTATTTAACAAGGAGAACAAATATTTATGACAAAGGAAACAGAAAGACATGTAATGACAAGAACAATGGAACTTAAGAGAAAGAACAAGCTTGTATGCTATCCCAAGTTATCAGAAGCGGATTTCGGTGGTTGCGATTTAAATATTGCCAGTCGTATAGCTGCGGATTTTAAGTTTGATGAAACCAAAAAGAGAGAATGTACAACTAGAGATTATAACAAAAAGCTTAAGGCTTGTGAAGAAAGACAAAATTTAAAGGAGGAAGCGGTACATGCTTAGATACGAAATTATTGCTAATGTTGGTATTAGCGTAGATTTACATAATAATTACACAGTAGTTGCTTTAGCAAAGTGGAATAAAGAGAAAGAATCTTACTTAGCCACTTTTTATATTAAACAAACAGATATTGACCATTTAGATCTTATGGATGACCAGATTGAAATAGAGTTTTCTTCTGAGATAAAAACAATCAAGAATGATTTATTGAAGTATATTGAAATGCTTATAGAAAGAGGAATTATTCAGAGATATATAGACAGATACAAATATGAGCTTGATTGTATTGATAGAGGAACTGCTATGTTTGAGTTAGAGAAAAATGTTAAGTAAATCAGATTATAGATATTTTAAAAAAGCTAAAATGGCTGCTACCATCTCGGATTATAAAAAAACACATATAGGGTGCATAGCCGTTTACCAAGGAAATGTAATAGGAATTGGTTGTAATACAATTAAAACGCATCCTATTCAAAAATATTATAACAGATATAGAAATTCATGGAATAAGAATGGTATTAAACCGACTTTACATGCTGAAATCAATTGTCTTAATTCTATCCGTCATCTGGATATAAATTTCCAAAAAGTAAAATTATATATTTTTAGAACAAGATTTGATAAAGAGTTTGGCATGTGTCGTCCATGTCCAAGTTGTATGGCAGCTATAAAAGATTTAGGAATAAAACATATTTACTATACAAGCAACGATGGATATTCCTATGAGTGTATAAAAAATTAAAAAGAGAGGTTATTTGTATGTGCAATATTTGTGGCAATAATCCTTGTCTTACAAGATGTCCAAACTTTCATCAGAAATATAATTACTTATGCTGCTATTGTGGTGGGGGTATTTTAAGTGGGCAAGATTATCTGAGAAATTCAGAAGGACAATATATACATAGAGACTGTATTCCATGTACTGATTATCTTATAGATTGGTTGGGATATCGTGTCGAAACAATGGACGAGGAGGATTATAAAGATGAGAATTATTGATAGACTGAGAATATTTTTTGATATTGATTACAGATCAAATAAGGAATATTGGATTCCAATTAATGAGATTAAAATTAGAGAAGAATTTCTTGCTACTCCACCCAATTACAGAAAATTCAGGAAGAAAGAAAATACATTCATCAAGTATGGTGAACTGGGGAAGATTATAATTGACAGAAATTATGAATTGATAGACGGATATTGTTCGTATCTTATTTGCAAGAAATATGACATAGGTAAAGCTCCTGTGTGGTTTGAATAATTGTAAATAGAAATTTCATTTGAAGAATATATAAGTGTAAATAAAAAAGGAGGATTCAAAGTGTATTGTTTTCAAAAGAAAGATGGAACAGTAAAGAAATATTACAAAGAAGCCATCGACTACATTCTGACTGCGACAGTTCAAAAACATGAAATAATGGTTGGAAGATCTGATGAAGTTGGAAAAATATATGAATGCTATACAACTAAAAGGAAAAGATTTTTAGAACCCAAACGAAATATAATTCAATCTAAAATCATTGACATATGTGCTGAATTTGGTTGTTATACAAATCCATGGTATAGCGGTTATCAAGAAATTTCACTTGAATTGCATGGAGATAATGTGGAATTTATGCTAAATGAACTTAGAAAATATTAATAATAAACAAAAGGAGGGTTTATGGCTGGTATTAGCGTACCTCAATATGAGATTTTTAAAATTGGAACAAATAAACTTAAGTATTCTAATTGGGATTTACAGATTACCAAAGAAGATGCTTTCAAATATCAGGAACTCATATCACTGTTTGAAGCTCAAGAGTTCCGCATAATGGCAAATAAGATTTTAGAAAAACCTATTTGGAGTATTGATTTTTCAAAGATATTTATGCAGGTAGTTGTTGATAAAAAATCTGATTTTGCAAGAGCGACTGGTAAAAAAGGTGTTACCATAAATGGTGTTAATTATAAACGCTTTGTTGGAACTACTGGTGGATTAAAAAACAACACTCTTCTTTTCTGTAATTCACAATACATCGACAAATTAAATGAATTATGTGAATGTAAGAGAAATCCAGATACTAAATTAGTTCCTGCAAAATACGAAGCTTACAAAGCATTAACATGTTCTGCATCACAACCGATTTGTGATCCGCATGGAATTTTGGTCGTAAAAGATTGTATTACACAATATTTTGCAGATGTTATATCACTCGATGATGGTGGTGATTCAAAAGAACCGACAAGAGAAATTATTAAAGATAAAGCTCTTGAAAACAATGTATCTGACGGTTTTAATCTTTGTACTATACAATATATGCAGCGAGTAGCTGAATCTTTAGGTCTTGATTATATTCCTGGCGGTGTGTGCTTGAGAAACGCATGGTTCAAAGGAATGCTCTATCCGTTCCCTATTTATGAATTTATTGAAAAATACAATAATGATAATTATATGATTGAAGATATTTGGGGAAATATACAAGATATTCGTCAATGTGAAATGATTGTCACAGAGTCTTCTCTTAAATTATGGGGAGCGTATGATAATATTGAGCAATATGTGAATGCGTATAAGGAATGTGGATATGGATTTTCTGTAACAAAAATTTCACCACATATTCTTGAAGAACAGAGAGAATTGAATTACCAATATCTTCAGTCTTATGAATTTACAGACGAAGATGTTGAGGAATTGTGCGCACCAACAATCAATTATTTAAAAGATGCTATGTGTGGAGACTACTCTTCTACTGTTAAATTTCTTGGTATTAACGAAAATACTGATGTAAATTCATGGCAACGTGCTTTGTATACAAGCGAATATATGTTGGGAGATCCATATATAATCGACTCTGTACATAGATATATCAAGAAAAAAATGAATGATGCGAAGATTGGTAAATTATTTGTAAATGGTAATTATCAGATTGCAAGTGGCGATCCATTTGCTCTTATGCAATCTCTTTGTGGGCTGGAAGTTACAGGTTTATTAAAATCAAATGAATGTTATTCAAAATTTTGGATTGATAAAAATGAAGATGAAATTGTACTCTTTAGAAGTCCAATGACAAGTCATAATAATATTCGAATGTGTAATATCAATAATTCGGATGAATGTCGGTACTGGTATCAATATATGAATACTATCATGATTATAAACGGTTGGGATTCATTTTGTATGGCTGAGAATGGGGAAGATTGGGACTCGGATCTGAACTTTTCTACTAATAATTCTGTTATGAAAAGACGTTATAGATACTTACCTGCTATCGAATGTGTCCAGCGAAATGCAGAAAAAATTGTTGTTACTGAAGCTGCCGTTAAAAAGACAAATAAAGCAGGTATGGGAAATCAAGTTGGAACAATCACTAATTATGTCACATCTATGATGGAAGTTCAATCTCATTTCGAGAAAGATTCACCTGAATATAAAGAATTAGAATATAGAATAGAATGTGGTCAGCTCTATCAACAAAATGAGTTGGACAAAATTAAGGGAATCATTGCAAAACCAATGGAAAGTAGCTGGTATAATTTAGGTGCTTGCGGAGAAAATAAATATTTGCAATCGCTTTGCGCATACAGAAAGCCCTACTTTATGATTTATGTTTACGATGAAACAAAAAGACAGTACAAACAATACATTAAAGAAAGTAATGCTAAATGCTATGCTATCTATAAATGTTCTATCGAGGATTTGTATAATAAAGATACCCTTACAAAAGAACAAAAAGATTTTCTATTTTGGTACGAAAGAAAAATGCCAGTTGGTACAGGGAATTGTTCTATGAATCAGATTTGTAAATATGTTGAAAGTCAGTTAGATGGCTATAAATCGCAATTACATAAGGACTCTTCATTTGATTATAATACATTGAAGGTTAAAAGACGTTGTACAGAAGAACACAGACAAGCTCTGCGAGAACTTGAACAATATTACTGTGAATGTATTAAGGAATATAAAAAGAAGCAGGGAAAAGGAAAAGGAATACAACTAAATAGAACTGATATCTTTGATAAGCAGGACGAATTTGACAAATATTATCAACGTGCAAGTATGGTTGAAATGTTTAAGAAGAAAGCCGAAGAAATATGTCCAAATAATGATGAACGTATGAATATCATTCTTGATATGACTTATGGATATAAAGGTAATAGACAGTTTTGTTGGGATTGTATTGGAGAACTAATTATTAAGCGTTTAGAAGAAATGGAGGAAGAAGTTGTATATACTGAATGAAAAAGAATATATTAGAGAGATATTAGCGTCTGGTAATAAACCAGACAATATCTCGAATGGATATCTGATAACATTGATTGCTAAGTATTATTTTGATAGAGGTAAAGATCCAAATATTCTAATTGATACAGTCAAGACAAAGATGCTTGAATTTAACATTGAAGGATATCAGGAATATAGATATGCTAGTAAAATCAAAAAAACATGTATTGATTTATATGATTCAGAATCAAAAAATCTATTTAGGGAACTTAAGTATGTTCCTATCTATGAAAAAGAATTAAAAGTCGTGGAATCTCTTCCAAATGATCGCCAAAAGAAATTTATGTTTACATTATTTGCTATTGCAAGATATATGAATAGTGAAGGATGGATAAATAAAAAAGATTCAAAAGGTCTTTCAGAAGTATTTAAACTTGCCAATGTTACTCTCTCATCTGATAAAAAGAAAGAATTGTTGCATGAGTTATATAGTAATGGTTATATTCATTTTGGGAAAAAAGTGAATAATCTTAATATCAAAATAGATTTAGGAGACACTGATGATGATATTGCCTATAAGGTAATTAAATTTGAAAATATTGGTAATCAGTACATAGGGAATTTTAAAAAGGGATACAAGCAGTGTGCAAATGGATGTGGAAGAAAAATTAAAATATCAAAAAAAGGTCGTCCTAAATTGTATTGCCCTAAATGTGCATATGAAATTAAACTTAATCAAAATAATATATATTATCATGAGAAATGAAATTTTAATGAAAAAATACAACTCCGAAAACCCTTGATTTATAAGGCTTTTTGGCACATTTTTACAAAATATTTGTTTTTCTTAAATGTAGATATAGTAAAATATTTACAAGATATGATACAAAAACGATTGTCATGGAAGAAACTAACCAACAATCTTTGTATGTCTGCTCTGCTGCTCTTTTGAGTGGCATTGCAGATTTAGAATGAAATCAGCTTTTCTTAATATCCCGTCCTAATAGGGACATTTTCATAATATCAATAAGTTTATATATCATAAACTAACCTCTCTTTCTTATATCGGTGGTTACATTATTAAAAAAATGGTGTAATCACTGATACTCTTCCCATATAGTTCAATGGTAGAGCAACGGACTGTTAATCCGTAAGTTACAGGTTCGAATCCTGTTGTGGGAGTTATCCTATTTTATAGGACTGGTCGGTTTCGGATCAGAAGATGTTGAATTTTAAAATAAGCGTGGCGACACGTATAAAGTGGTTCTTATCGTATTATAAGGCTGCGACTGTATAATACAGTTTAACGGAAAACACATAAAATCTACGCCATATCTAAGGTCAGAGGTCAACTGATAATGACTATTTATGAGTTTATGTAATCAATTGCATTGCATGAGATTCTTAAACAAATTGATTTGGTGGGTGTCTCGAAATAGGCACTGTATTAACACAGAAATGTGGGGATGATTTGTGTACTATTGACGGGAATACCGCAAGTATAACTGTTGATAGGATTTTGGTAATATCTCTTAAGTTGAAAAACAGGGATAGAATCAAAAAGCAAGGAGATCGCAATCCAAGCAGGATGGTGACAACTGGGCTGTACTCAAAAGGTACGGATGGTTAAATGTACACCTCATCATCCATTTGTAAGTACATACTTTTGGTGAATGAAGAAAATTTCTTAATAATAAAAATATCATTTGATTTACTGATAGAAAATAACAAGCAAAAGTGTGTATGACCGCAAAGAGAAAAACAACTTATTGTCCTGTAATATGGACACATATAACACTCGCAAGGTGTTATGTGAGAAAGTACAAGTATATGCAACTCTAATAGGCTGCAACCTATGAATCTCGCAAGGAAGAATGTGTAAAAAGAAAATCTATAACGCTTTGTGGTAAGAGTTTGCCAGTTATGTCAAAACTGGTGTTGTTGCTACCTACTGTCTAATCGACAGTGTGATAAATTGTGTCCAACCGCAATAGATGGTAGTGTATTGAGTCAATATCTCAGCTCATATTAAGTAAGAGTCTCATACTTCGGTATGGGATTTTTTATTTTTGGGAATTAGTTCAGTTTAGTTAGAACGCCTGATTTGGGTTCAGGAGGTCGTGGGTTCAAATCCTACATTTCCAACTACTATCCTACTTTGTAGGAAATAAATCAAGAAAGAAGTGAAAATTATTAAGTACATTTCAAAAAATGAAATTGAAAAATTATTATCCGAAGGTGTAATTAGAAACACAAGACGAGGATATGTAGATCGCAGAGGCGAACATATTGGATATTATAAGACTTGTGGTGGAAAGCGTTACATCGAAGATAAGTATGTTAAGTAGGTTCTGCCTATGAAAAATCGAATTGAATATAAAGGTTTTTATATTGACAAGACTGAAAATGGCTATCGTATCTGTAGACAAAAAGATACGGAAAAGCATACTCATCTCTCGAATCTTAATCCATCGTATAGGCTCATAGACAATGTGTTATCAAATAAAATTCCAACTCGTTGTGGATGCTATTATTTGGAATCACATATTCGTTTGAGTTATGATGAAAATTATATTAGGAAGATTCGTGAGTATATCAAAGTGAAACAAAGTAAAAGTAAACAAATGTATTACAATCCTGGCAGAAAGCGTTCTGGTGGGAATTTTTAATTTTATGGAGGATTTAAAGGATTATGGCAAATTTTGTTTTTAAGGAAACTAAGCAGACTTCTATGAAGATTGCAGGTATCATTAACACAGATAATATGACCATTGACGTAGATGGCGAAGAGAAGAAACTTGCTACTCTTCTATCGGTATTTAACGGTGGTTGTGTTGAAATAAATGTGAAGGTAAAAGAGGAAAATGAACTCGATGAGCCTACTGAATCTAATGAAGAATAGAGAGTAGGTGATTATTATATCTGATTTTACAAAATTGGAAAATGAAAATTATCATACATATATATGGCGATTAGATCAGTTGATAAATTCTGGGAAATATCATAATTGGAGAGAAATAACACCAATGGTTAATAAAGAATTATTTGGTGATGATGAATCTCAGTACAGAGATGAATCTGCTTATAGAAAGGCATGTAAATACGCAAAAGATTTTAAGGAAGCTGGTGTATTTAATTCTGATAATGGGTATTTAAAGGAATTGCAGATTCAGAAGCGTGAATTAGAAAAAGAACGCAAAAAGCTCCATAGTGAAAAGCTTGAATATAATAAGTGGCTTAGAGAAGACGCAAGAGATGAACTTATTGCGGAAAAAATTTGTGAGGCAATTTTAAATCTTCCCCTTTTAAATATTCCAGAATATATCAAGCCAATTCATAACACTAAAGCATATTGTCTGGTTTTTGGCGATGAACATTATGGTGCAGAATTTGAATTAAAAGATTTGTTTGGGAATATTATTAATTCATATAGTCCTGAGATATTCGAAGAAAGAATGTATGACTTATTTAACCAAACAGTTGAAATAATTCATAAAGAAAATATTGATACTCTTAATGTATATTCTATGGGTGATTTTTCGGATGGCTGTCTCAGAGCATCACAGCTTATGAAACTAAGATGTGGAGTTGTCGATGGTACTATTCAGTATGCAAATTTTATAACTAATTGGCTTAATAATCTTACAAAACATGTTCATATTAAATTTCAAATGACTGATGGAAATCATACAGAACTCCGTATGTTAGGTCAACCAAAAGGAACTTTTACAGAAGATAATATGGGAAAAGTTGTAAGAGAATTTATTAAAATTAGATTAGCGGATAATCCTAATTTTACTTTTATCGAAAATCCAACAGGTTATATTTATGGACAACTTGCATGTAATACTGTTATGGGAATACACGGTGAAGTACGTGATATGGAGCGAGCATTAAAAGATTTCTCTAATATTTATAATGTTCCAATTCAGTATTTATTCGCAGGACATCTACATCATTCAAAAGTTGAAGAAATTGGTATTAATTCAGAAGTTATAAATGTTCCATCAATTATTGGGGTTGATCCATATTCTCTTTCTTTGAATAAGACTTCAAATGCCGCTGGAAAATTAATTATATTCGAGCAAAATAAAGGAAAAGTATGTGAATATACACTCAAATTAAATTAGAACTTATTTGCAACAAATATTATATAGAATCAGTTGCAATTAGATAATAAACAAAACTAATTTTAGTTATATATGCAAATATTTTGAATAATTTTAAATTATGTAAATATTACGCATAATTTGGCTGACGAAGCCACTA